ACATCGGCGCCTGATCCCATCCTGCTGCCATTAGCATGCCACTGCCTGTCGGTGCCACTCGGTTTTTCACCAAGCAGCAGCAGCTCGCCGCCGTCCGCTTCATCGAGCAAGTTGCTGGTGCAGAACTGAATTGCACCTTCTACGGCCGTTAATCGACCTGGAGCACCCCCATGGATCTGGAAGTCACCGACACGCCCGCAGGCCCAGAAGACACCGCCCGCAAGGCTGCGGACCTCGTCAGGCACTGGGTTGGTGAGCTCGACCAGGCTCGAGTGCGGGAGAAGGACTTCCGGAAGGAAGGTACGCGGCTGGTTGAACTGTACGAAGGTGCCAAAAAGGACACTTATCAGTTCAACATCCTGTACTCCAACACCGAGACGCTGTCCCCGGCCCTCTACAACAGCGTGCCCCGCCCCGTCGTCCAGCGCCGCTTCAAGGACGCCGACCCGCTTGGTGCCCAGGCCGCAAAGGCCGGTCAACGGGTGCTGGAGTACCTAATCGACGACGGCATGGCGGACTACGCGACCTTCGACGAACTGATGAAGTCATCGGTACTCGAAGCCCTCGTCCCCGGCCGCGGTGTGACCCGCTTCAAGTACGACGCGAAGATCGAGCAGGTTCACAATGCACAGGCCGCTGAGCAGGCGGAAGCCACTGGCGAAGCCGTCGACCCGGATGAAGACGCGGAGCGGGAAGGCCATGTCGCCGCTTCGCAGGAACGTGTGACTTACGAAACAGTCTGCGGGGAAGAAGTGCCCTGGGACCGCTTCTTGCATGGCTATGCCAAGAAGTGGAAAGATGTCCCCTGGGTCGCCTACGAGCACTTCATGACGAAGGAAGAGCTTGAGCAGAACTTCGGCCCGATGGGCGCCCGAGTACCTGTCGCCGACCTGGAAGTCGAAAGCGACGATACTGGCGCCGCACAGCGCCAGCCCGAAGCCATGAAAGGCATCAAGGTTGCCATTGTCTACGAAATCTGGGACAAGGTCACCCGCACTGTCCTCTTTATCACCCCGAATTACCGGGACATGCCGCTGAAGCAGGTCCCGGACCCTCTCGGCCTGTCCGGCTTTTTCAACTGCCCCAAGCCCTTGGGCTTCCTCGCGAAGATCAGCACACTGGTCCCCGTCGCCCTGTACACTCTCTACGAAGAGCAGGCCAAAGAACTCAACCGCGTCACTACTCGGATCAACAAAATTGTCGCTGCCCTTAAGGTCCGCGGCATGTACGATTCGACCGTGCAGGGGCTGGATAAAGTTCTGGAAGCCGATGACAACGTCCTGATCCCTGCTGAGAACGTCGCTGGCCTGCTCGCCCAAGGCAACGCTCTGGAAAAGGCCCTGTGGCTGGTTCCGATTGAAAAGCTAGTCACGGTCCTCCAGCAACTCTACACCCAGCGCCAGCAGGTCAAACAAGTGATCTACGAGATCACTGGCATCGCCGACATCATGCGCGGAAGCTCCCAGGCGTCGGAAACGCTCGGTGCACAGGAGCTGAAAAACCAGTGGGGCACGCTGCGGCTGAAAAGGCTGCAAAAGGAAGTGGCGCGCTACGCACGCGACAGCCTGCGGATTGTGCTGGAAATCGCGGTCAGCAAGCTATCCCCAGACACGATTAAGGGCATGACCGGGCTGCCGTACCCTACGGGCGCCGAAAAGCAGCAGGCCCAGATGATCGGGCAGCAGTTCGCGCAGATGGGGCAGCAGCCACCTCCGGAAATCGCGCAGCAGTTGCAGCAAGTTCTCTCCCAGCCTTCATGGGACGAAATCCTCGGTCTGCTTCAGAATGACCTCCAGCGAAGCTATCGCATCGACATTGAGACCAATTCCACTGTCGATGCGGAAGCTACCGAGGACAAGCAAAACATCGCTGAGCTGCTCAACGCGATCAGCCAATTCCTCAACGGTGTCAGCCCGCTGGTGCAGGCAGGCAGTATGCCGTTTGAAGTTGCCTCCGGCATGTTGCTGGCAATCGTCCGCCGCTTCCGCTTTGGCCCCGAACTGGAAGACCAGCTCAAGGAGATGAAGGCGCCGCCTCCACCCCCACCGGACCCGAAAATCGAAGTGACCAAGGCCAAAATGGCCCAAGATCAGCAGAAACACGACCTCGACATGCAGCGCATGCAGATGGAACTGCAACTCCAGCAAGAGCAGCTGCAACTCGAGCGGGAGAAGCTACAAATCGAAAAGGAAAAGATGCTGCTCGAAATGCAGTCCGAGCGCGAACGGCTGCAGCTCGAAGCCCAGGGCCATCGGCAAAAGGCTGCCTTCTCCGCGCAGCAACACACCATGCGGCTGCAACAGATGGCGCAGCAAGCGGCGGCCAAACCCGCCGGGAATACCACGCAGTAATACCGGGGGATTACCATGCCCACCTATACCTATCAGTGCCCCACCTGCTCCCGCAAGCGCGATGTTTTCAAGCGCATTGCGGATATCGACCAACGGGAGGACTGTGCCAACTGCGGCTTTGCCATGAACCGCCAGCTTTCCACGCCAATGGTACTCGGGGACTATCCCGGCTACGAGTGCCCGATCAGTGGCAAATGGGTCGAAGGTCGCCGGGCTCATGAGGAAAACCTCAAAAAGCACGGCTGCCGGGTGCTCGAGCCTGGAGAAACTGAGAGCGCCAAGCGCAGCCATGCTGCTGCGGAAACTGCTCTCGAAGCAGCAGTCGAAGAAACGGTGGAAGAATTCGTCGAGGCCCTTCCCACCGAGAAGAAGGAGCAGCTTGCCGCTGAAATCCAAAGTGGTCTCGATGTGGAATTTGCTCGTAACTAACTCCTGGGGAATCTGAAAATGGACGACGAAATTCAACTGGACATGGGCGCCGCAGTCGACAGTATCGGCAGTGGTTTGGGCTTCGAAACTTCTTCCGGAGGTGATGATGGAGATCTTTCTGTCGATTTGGGCGATACTGGTACTGGTGTCGATACTGGTGCTGCTGGTGCTGATCCGTCGGGCGCCGATGATGCCGGAGTGGATGGAGACCCGGCCGGGGCAGCCGCCGGAAAGCCCACCAACGGTGTAACCGACCCAGCGGCTACCACACTCGAACCACCCAAGACCTGGCGGAAGGAAGCCGCCGCCACCTGGGCTGCCCTGCCCCCGGAAGCCAAAGCCGAAATCCTCAAGCGCGAGGAAGACATCTTCAAGGGCATTGAAGCCTACAAGGCTGATGCCGGCTTCGGCAAGTCCATCAAGACCATCATGGACCCGTACCTGCCAATCATGCGGCAGTACAACATCGACCCGGCAGTGCAGGTGCAGAACCTGATGAACGCCCACTATACCCTGGCGATGGGGAGCGCTGAACAAAAGGTCGCGCTGTTCCAGCAGCTCGCCCGAGACTACAAGATCGACCTCGCCGGCGTGCAGTTCGGTGACGAAGCCCCTTACATTGACCCAGCAGTCAAGAACTTGCAAAATGAGCTGCAGGCGGTAAAGTCCCAACTATCGAGCGCGGAGCAAGCCCGGCTTACCGAGACCAAACAGGCCCTCGAGAAGCAGATCGACGCTTTCGCGCAAGACCCTGCGAATGTCCACTTCAACGAAGTTGCCAATGACATGGCAGTTTTGCTGGAAAAGGGTATTTGCAAAACGCTCCCGGAAGCCTACGAGCGTGCAATCTGGATGAACCCCGCAGTTCGCGCCAAGGAGCTTACCCGCCAACAAGCGGAAGCTTCGAAGAAGGCAGCGGACGAAGCGGCGGCCAGAGCTGCGGCAGCCCGCAAGGCGACCGGGGCGAATGTGCGCACGAGTGCGAAGAGCGGGAGCGCTGCGGCTCCGCTGGGAAGCATGGATGACACGCTGAAAGAAACTCTCGCAGCCATCAAGGCCCGGGGGTAAGTGTGAAACCCGGCATTAACTAGCGAAGGAGCCCAAAATGCCGTCCCCGAATACCGTTTTCACGGAACTGGTTTCGACCACCTTCCGCAAGCACTCCAAGGAAATCAAGGACAACGTCAGCAAGAACAACCCCTTGCTGCGGCGCCTGATGGACAAGGGAGGCACCCGCAAGGAAGACGGCGGTCTGACCATCGTCGCCCCGCTCGACTACGCGAACAACTCGACCTACCAGCGCTACTCCGGCTACGACGTGCTGAACGTCGGTGCCTCCGATGTCATCTCGGCGGCGGAATACCAGTGGCGCCAGATCGCGATCAACGTCGTGGCCAGTGGCCTGGAACTCCGCACCAACAGCGGCGAGTCCCGCATCATCAACCTGGTGAAGTCGCGGATGAAGAACGCTATCCGCACGTTCAAGAACAACTTCTCCGCCGATGTCTACAGCGATGGCACGTTGCCGAACCAGGTTGGTGGCCTGCAGGTCCTGGTGGCTGACACCGGCACCGGCACGGTGGGCGGCATCGACTCGTCGGCCTGGGGCTTCTGGCGCAACCAGGTCCAGTCGGCTGCAGCTCCGCTGCAAGGCGGTGGTGCCATCACCCCCAGTGCAACCACGATCGAATCCCTGATGCTGCCCTTGTGGCTGGCCCAGGTTCGTGGTGACGACCAACCCGACCTGATCGTCGCGGACAACAACTACTTCACCTTCTTCGAACAGTCGCAGACCTCGCTCAAGCGCTACACCAACGACGGTGGCGGCGCCGGCAAGGCTGCGGCCGGTTTCGTGTCGCTGAAGTACAAGACGGCCGATGTGATCTTCGACGGCGGCTCCGGTATCCCGGCCAACCGGATGTACTTCCTGAACACCGACTACCTCGAGCTGGTCGTGCATCGCGACGCTGACCTCGCCATCATGGACGAGATGAAGCCCTACAACCAGGACGCGGCCGTTGTGCCGATCCTGTGGATGGGCAACCTGGTCTGCTCGAACCGCAACCTGCAAGGCGTGCTGAAGCCCTGATGAAACGTCGGGGGATTACTACTCGGTAATCCCCTGGCTGTTTGCAACCAAACTGGAGAATTTTCATGTTCACTCCTCTCAACGGCTATCTGGGCGTACAGCCCTTCAACGACTGGTTTGCCCCCGATACTGTGCAGCGGCTCCCGCTGGGTGTCGAGCTGGAAGCTGTGGACCCCTTCTGGGGGCATGGCGTCTTCCTCTACGTCAAGTCCAACGACGCCATCCTCAAGGGTTCTGTCTGCGTCTGGGACGAGACCATGCAAGCAACCCTGGTCGCCAACACCGCCAACTTGGGTTTCGCCCTTGGCGTGGCGATGGCGCCGATGGCAGCGGGTACCTACGGCTGGCTGCAGGTTGCCGGCCGCGCGGTCTACAAGACCAATGCCACTGTCGCTGCCGACGCCGCCATCGGCATTGCAGCCGCTGGCATCCTCGGTACCAACGCCGCAGGCAAGCAGGTCTTGGGCTGCCGTAATCGTGTCGCCGCCACCGGCACGAAGACTGTGACCGCCAACACCCAACAAAACAGCTACGTCTTGACCACCAGTGGCTATGACGGCTTGTTCCTGGGCATGGCACTGTCGGGCACCGGTATCCCCGCCTCCACCGTCGTGGCCAAGCTCGATGCCGACGGCAAGACTGTCTACATGGGTTCCGCCATCGGGACCGTCGGTGACAAGCTTGCCACGGCGTCGGGCTCGATTACGCTGACCGGTACCTACACCGGCTACGGGTCTGGTGTGATCAACCGCCCGTTCGCACAAGGCGCCATCACCTAAACGCCATTTCCGCTCCCCAGGGCGTTCCCCCGCGCAGTTCGCTGCCGGGGGTTTTTTGGGGAGTAATAACAACGAATTGTCAACCTCAACCTGGGAAGTGTCAACATGCAAGCCGCCGAAGCCCGCCCGCCCTACGTCACCTTCGAAGTCCGCGCCGAAGAGGACCGCACTGCCTCCATCGAGGTCGGTCACTACGTCGCCAAGGACGTGACTTATGCGATGATCACGCCACAAGGTTCGAAGGACCGCATCGAACGTCAAGTCGATGACTGGTTCGCCAACCTCAAGCAGCAAGTCATCGAAGGCCGCTTTCCGCAGGAATGGCTGACCCACTTCCAGTCCTCCTACAAAGCCTGGCAAGAAGGTCGCGAAATCCCGCTGACCGGCCACGCGATCGTCAACTGGCCTGCCGTCTCCCCTGCCCAGGTCAAGCAGCTCCAGCAGGCCCATATCCTGACTGTCGAGGACCTCGCCAGCGCGAATGAAGAGACCGTCGGCCGTTTGGGCATGGGTGCTCGTGCACTGAAGCAGCGTGCGGTCGAATGGCTGGCAGCCGCCAAGGACACTGGCAAGATCGCCGAAGAAGTCGCTGCCCTCAAAGCTGCCAACGCCGACCTCGCCAAGCGCAATGACGACTTGCAAGCCAAGCTCGAAACCATGGCCAAGCAGATCGAAGCCCTGGGCCAGGGTGGTAGCAAGAAGCTCTAACCAGGTCACTAAGAAGGAACCGTCATGTCGCTGCTCACAGTCGTCCAAAGCTTCTGCCATCGCACTGGCCTGCCGGTTCCTGCCTTCGCTATCGGCTCGACTGACTCACAAGTCCTGCAAGTCATCGCCCTGGCCAATGAGGTTGTCGAAGACCTTTGCGACCGCTGGACTTGGACTGCGCTGGAGCGAGAGGCTGTCTTCACGACGGTGCTGGGCGAAGATCAGGGCGCGATCACCACGATTGCCCCGAACGGCTTCCTGCGCATCTCCCAGGAAACCATCTTCAACCGCACACTGCGTTTGCCCCTCTTCGGCCCGATGACGCAGTCGCAGTGGCAAGCCCTCAAGGCCCTGCCGACGACCGGGCCATTTTACAAGTACCGTATCCGCGCAGGCCGGCTGCTGTTCATGCCGGCAGGCGTCGCCGGGCAGACCTGTGCGTTTGAGTATGCCAGCTCCTATGCCATCCTGGCTGTTGACGGCACCACCTACCGCAGCAGCTTTGAGGCCGACACCGACACCTTCCTGCTTGACGAGAAGCTCCTCACTGCCGGCCTTCGCTGGAAGTGGAAGGCGGAAAAGGGCCTCGACTACGCCGAAGAGTTTCGGCGCTACGAGGAGCTGGCAAACAACGCTTCCGGCCGCGACGGTACCAAGCCCCGAATCGACATGAGTGGGGGCGGCAACGACTTCCGCCCTGGCATTTGGGTCCCTTCTGGCAACTGGAACATCTCATCGCCATGATTCGACAGCCACTGCTTCGCAAGTCCCCCGGTCGTGGTCTGCAAAGGGCCGCGACCGCGTCGCTTCCGGCCCCCGTTGGCGGCTGGAATGCCCGCGACCCCCTGGCTGCCATGTCCCCGAAGGACGCGATTGTCCTGGAGAACTGGTTTCCGAAGGCGGCGGATGTGGAGTTGCGGCCGGGGTGTCAGCAGTGGGCTTCGGGGTTCGTGCAGCAGCCTCTGACGCTTTTTCCCTGGAACGGCCCCTCGACGAACAAGTTCTTTGCCTCCACCAACGCTGGCATCTACGATGTGACGGCTGGGGCTGCGATCGGGGCCTCCGTCAGTGCACTGACGAACGGCTACGTCCAGTATACCAACTTCACCGTAGCCGGTGGCAGCTACCTTGTCGTCGTCAACGGCCAGGACAAGCTCAAACTCTACGACGGCACGACTTGGCAGGATATTGACTCCGCTTCTACCCCTGCCATTACCGGGCTCGCCACAACCAGCCTGAAAAACGTCGCAGTCATCAAAAAGCGCCTGTGGTTCGTGCAGAAGAACTCCATGTCGGCTTGGTACCTGCCGACGGCTTCGATCGGCGGAGCACTAACAGAATTCCCGATGGGGCAGGTCTTTGGTCGAGGCGGATATCTCGTCGCGATTGGTACTTGGACCATCGACGGCGGCAATGGCAGTGACGACTACGCAGTCTTCATGTCGTCGGAGGGGGAGGTTGCTGTTTACAAGGGCACCGATCCGGCATCCTCGACAACCTGGACCCACGTCGGCACCTACTACATCGGGGAGCCGCTTGGCACGAACTGCTTTTGCAAGTACGGCGGCGATTTGCTGATCCTTTGTCAGAATGGTTTGTTCCCGCTCTCCAAAGCACTGCAATCCGCAACTGTCGACCGCAGCTCCGCACTGACTGCCAAGATCGACACTGCTTTCACCGAGGCTGCGACCCTCTACGGACAAAACACCGGCTGGCAGGTCATTGCCTACCCACAAGGCAGTTTTGTCCTGGTCAACATTCCGATCACTGCTACCTACACCCAGCAATATGTGATGAACTCCATCACAGGTGCGTGGTGTAAGTTCACTGGGTGGCTCGCGAACGCTTGGGAAGTATTCAACGAGACGCTGTACTTTGCCTCCGACACGCGTACAGCAAAGGCTTGTACCGGTCGGGACGACTTCGGCGCAGCCATCGTCGGCCGAGCACAGCAGGCCTACAGCTACTTCGGTGCCCGCGCAAGGCAGAAGCATTTCAAGCTCGTCCGCCCTATCGTCAACATTGACGGTAATGTGACCTTGCAACTCGGCATGGACACCGACTATGCCGTCTCTGAGTTCACTTCCATTACCACAGCGTCGCCAACCTTGGGCTACCTCTGGGACAGGGACACCGCTCAGTGGGATCAGGTGGCATGGGGTCCGGACAGTGAAACCAAGCGGGAGTGGGCTACAATCTTCGCCAAGGAATGCTATGCCGGAGCGTTCCGCTTGCAGTGCGCTACAACCTCTGTTAGTCTTAAGTGGTCAGCGACAGATTTCGTCTATGAAAAAGGTGGAGTGCTTTGAAAGAAATCCTCGTCGGTAAGGACAATATCGTCGGCCCTTGGGTGTGTGCCAGGGCTGGCGGTACTTGGTCCGCTGGGCGAGGATCTACGATCGGGCTGCTCCACTTCGAGAAGGGGTTAGTCGCCGGGGTCTTATATGAAGACTTTAATGGCGCTAATCTCTTGATGCACGTTGCTGCAGTACCTGGACGCGAATGGCTTTGCCGCGAGTACCTGTGGTTCTGCTTCTACTACCCGTTCGTGCAGCTTGGCTGCAAGCGGGTCACGGGGGTAGTGCCCTCGACCAACCAAGAGGCTCGTCGGTTTGACGAGCACCTGGGCTTCAAGCTTGAGGCGACCCTCAAAGATGCCCACCCGGAAGGCGACTTGCTTGTGTACTCAATGCACAAGGAGGACTGCCGCTGGCTGAACATCAAACGAGGTATGCCAAATGGGCAAGAGCGACGCACCGGCCGCGCCGGATTACAAGGGCCAGGCGATTGCCCAAGCGAACTCGGGCAAGTACAACGAGATGACGCCTTACGGCTCGGTCGGCTGGAGCATCCGTCCGGGGGCTGACCCTAACAATCCCCAGCCTGGGGATTACCTTCGCACTACGACGCTCGCGCCCGAGCAGCAGCAGCTCTACGACACCAATGTCGCTACACAGCTGAAGGCAGGCTTGGCCGGGCAGCAAATGCTCGGGGGTATCGGGGATGGGCAAGCCGCTTCCGATGCGGCCTACCGCCGGGCGACTCGCTACTACGACACGAACTTCGGCCGCGACGAGAGTGCGCTGCGCACGCAACTGATCAACTCCGGCTTGACGGAAGGCACCGAAGCCTACCGTAATGCGATGGAGCAGTTTAACCAGCGTAAGGACTCTGCGTACTCGGATGCGGCGGATCGAGCTGTGGCAGCCGGCGACCGACAGCAAAACAGCGCTGTCGCCCGGCTTGCCAACATCCTGGCAATCAGCCGTGGGCAGTCGCCAACCTCCGACAATGCATCTGGCGGAAACAGCACTGACCTGCTGAACGCAGCAAACAACCAATACCAAGCCCAGCTCGGTCAGGTCAACGCTAACAATGCGCAGGCAGCTGGTACGACCTCTGCACTTGGGAGCGTGGCTATGATGGCCGCGATGTACTTCTGATGACCGCTGCTGACTTCTTCTCCCGCCACGAGCGCATCGCACTGCAATTTTCCGCAGGGAAGGACAGTGCGGCTTGTCTGTGGCTGCTGCAAGACTGGTGGGATCGGATCGACGTTGTCTGGTGCTCTGGTGGTAATCCGCACCCCGAGGTTGTCGAATACATGATGTCGATCGCTCAGCAAGTCCCGAGCTTCAAAATCGTCGAGGGTAAGCAGCCGGAATGGATTGCCAAGCACGGCTGGCCGGTGGATGTTTTGCCCTGGGCGAGTGCGCCGGTTGGGCGAATCGCTAGCAATGGCGGTGGCATTCCGCTGGCTCTGGTCAGTGACTGCTGCCGGGCGAACCTGTGGCAGCCGATGACTGAGTTCATTTCATCGGGGGGTTACACCGGGGTAATCCGGGGACAAAAAGCCTCAGACCACCTGACAGCCCCCATTACCTCAGGCAGTGTTGTCGAAGGAGTCGAGTACTACTTCCCCCTCGAAGGCTGGTCTGATCTCGACGTGTTCGAGTATCTCGGGCCCCGCGTCCCTCGCTCCTACACCCGTGGGCTGCGTTCCAGCCTCGACTGCCTCGACTGCACGGCCTACGTGGCGGAACAGCCCGGGCTTGCAGATGACCTGCAAGCTGGCGGGTATCTGAAACAAGCCGAGACTGTCAGGACGGTGCATCTGTACCTGAAGCGGGAACTGCAAAGCTACCTGACCAAACTTGGAGATGTGTGATGGCTGGACAACAACTTCCATTCGACCTTGCAACGGCGCAAGCTGCGATCGACCGCAAACGACAGCTCGCCCAGATCATGCTCCAGCAAGCCATGCAGGGGCAGCAAGGTCAGATGGTGAGTGGGCACTACGTCGCACCGAGCTTGCTGGCTACTCTCGCCCCTCTCGCGATGGGTGCTATGGCCAAGGGTGTCGGTGAGCAGGCTGACACCGCCGCCGGCGAACTGGCCGCGAAGTACAAATCCGACCTTGCCGCCGGACTGCAAAAGTACTTCACCACGCGCGAAGGCAAGCCAGGGCAGACCATGACGACGGAACAGGCAGACGCCTTGATGAACGGCGACCAAGCTCCGCAATTGGCAGAGCCTGTCAAGGCCGATCCACGCCGCGCGATGATCGAAGCGATGACCAGCCAGATCCCGGAGCTTCGCCAGCTTGGGCAGATGGAACTCGCCTCGACCTTCAAGCAGGATGCGTCGCCGGAGACCTTTGGCCACAGCCCAGTGACGGAAAAGGACGCAACTGGTAAGCTGATCTCAGTGCTATACGGTAACCGAGGTACGCGTCGGGTTGTCGGGGAAGCCACTCCCTATGAAAAGCCGATGGTGGTTGCTGATCGCCTGGTCGATCCTGCCAACCCCACGCAGCCGGTCGCTGATTACGAGACCAAAGGCGGGCAGGTTGTTACTGACGATCGCGGTGACAAGTACCAGATCATGTCCAATGGGACTTGGAAAAAGCTTGACAACGCGCCGAAGATCACTGTCAGTCAGTCCACAACGACAGTCAACAAGGGCGAAGATGAGTTCTCCAAGGCTCTGGGCAAGGACGTGGCGGAAGAGTTCAAGAAGGTCCGCAGTGAAGCTCAACAAGCCTACAAGACGAAGTCTGTCGTCTCACAGCTGCAGGAACTGGAAAAGCAGGGCATCTTCTCCGGACCTACCGCGAACGTCGCTACGACCTTGGCAGCTGTCGGGAACACACTCGGCTTGCCCGTTGATCAAGCCAAGCTCGCGAACAGCCAGGCCTTCCAGCAGCAGTTCGCGCAGCAAGTTGCCAATGTCCTGACAGCTGGCAGCGGTGTCGGCCGGTCGATGACGGATGAAGACCGCAAGGCCTTCGAGCGTTCGCTGCCGACGCTTCTGATGTCACCGCAGGGTCGGCGGCAAGTGTACAAAATGCTCAACGCCGCCTCGGAAGCCGCCATCAGCCGTCATCGGTCGTTCCAAGAGCAGCTGCGCAACAATCCGACATACAAGGATTCGGCTGGTATGCTGACGTTGAACCCTGTTGACATGGAGTCGCAAGCGGGCGTTGCCCCGCCGGGAAATCCTGCTGTCCCTGGTGCAACCGCCCCCGGGCAGCCGATGCCGCTTGACGCCTACCTGAAGTCGAAGGGGATGCGATAATGCCTGTCGTACAAACGCCCGACGGGCAGCTGGTTGACATGCCCGACAACCCGACTCCGGAGCAGCTTGCCGCGCTGAAAAAGGTGGCAGCGCAAGCGCCGCAGGAGTCGACCTGGGACACTGTCAAGCACAAGGCTAAGTTGTTCGCCTCGGACGTTGTGAAGGGCGTCGCGGGGCTGCCCGCGCTGATTCTTGATGCGGCGGCTATCGACCCCGAAACGGGGCTGCCTCCGAAAGAATCATTCGGTGCAACGAAGGCCCTGCAAGGGTCGATGACGACTCCAAAGACTGAGGCGGATAAGTGGCAATCTGTCATCACGCAGGGCGCGGCAGGCGGGGCTCTTTCCGGCAACCCTGCCCAAGGCGCCTTTGTCGGTGGGGTCAGTGGCGCGACGTCCGAGGGCTCGGCTCGTCTGTTCGGAGAGGGGCTGCTGCCCCGTTTGCTGGGCGGCCTTGCGGGCGGCCTAGGCGCGGGGGCCGCTGTTAACCGTGTCGGCCGCATCAGCGCCAATGCCGAGGCCCTTGCCAAGGAAGCCCTCGAAGGCATCGACCCAACACTGCTCGCAAAGGCCAAGACCTTCATGGAGGCCTCTGGGCGCCAGGGCGTGTCAATGGACATTGCACAAGCTTTGGAAGCGGTGGGTGCTCCGGCTTCGAACATCACAACCATCCGAAACGTGCTGGCGAACAACAAAGCCGGGGATCGGGTACAGATGATCCTTCGCGGGCAGCCGACGGAGTTGCAGCTTCACGCCACGACGGCCATCGGCGGGATGCCCGGCACAGTTTGGGGGGAGCAGCAGGCTGCGAATAACCTCGCAGAAACAGCAACGAAGCGGTTGACAGACCTGAAAGATTTACGCTCGGCAATCTGGCGAGACACCCTCCGGCGTGGAATCAAGGCAATCGAAGACGCCAAACTGCCTGCTGTCCAGCAAGCTGCCGCCGGTGTCCGGGATGCCCGCGAGAATCTTGCGGCGCTGTCCCAAGCTCGCCGGGATCTTGAAGCCCAGATGCCCCAGCTGCAGGCCGCGCTAATAGCTGCGCGGAGTAATGACGCTATGGCAGTAGCGGCAGCTAATGCAAAGCTCGCTCAGGTGCAGCAGCGAATCGCTCAACTAGAAACTTTCACCCTTCCTCGCGGGCGGGTTGCTGGCAATACTGGGCGTATGCTTGACCTGCCAAGCCGTGGCCAATCGATTGACTTTGACCAGATTGCGCGAGAAGTTGAAGCTAGCCGTCTTCGCCGCGATCTCGGACCTGCCGTGGAAGGTGCCCCAAGCCTCGAAACCCTGCAAGCGCAAAAGGGTGTGCGAGAGCTGCAAGGTCAGGTGGAAGCTGCAGCTGCGGCCGAGCGCGGTGGGCAGCGGGGCCTGCAGATGGCTGAGCAGGGTCTTGGCGCTGCAAAAGCCGATTTCCGGACCGCGCGAGAAGTGCCGGCGGAGCTCGTCGCACGGGAAGTTGCGCGGCTCCGCCGGCTTGCAGCCGACATTCCGAATACACCAAAGGCAGCGATGCTTAATAACCTTGCCGACGACCTGGCAGGTTTGACCCGGGCTGATCAGTTGAATGAAGTTCTCAAAGCGACGAACGCGAAGACGAAGACGATCAATCTGAACACCCCCGGTATCGACGCAGGGGCTGCGAAGTATGTGCAGTCGCAAGTTGAGGCTGTTAGGCGGAATCTAGAAACTGCCTTCCAACCCTACCGGGCCGCAAACCAAGCTTACAAGATCTTCACGGAAGAACAGTACAACCCGGTGAAGCAAGGTCCTGTCGGGCAGCTAGCTGGTAAAGGGTATCAAGGGGACATTCAAGCACCTGTCGCGAGGATGAACGCCATCTTTGCTGCTGGCGTTGACCCGCAGGCAAAAGTTTCTACGATCAAGCAAGCCGCTGGTGAACTTGCCAAAGTCGACAAAACCGCCTTTGCTGACGCGGCTAAGACCTACTACTCTGGCAAAGTCGCTCAGGTCTTCGAGCCTACGATTGGCGGAGCGATGGCTACGAATGGTCAGGCCGCTGATCGCCTCTGGCAGGCACTGTTCGCCAATGAGAAACAGTACCAGGGGATGAAGGACACGGTTACCAGCGTCGCGAAGACCTACGGCCTGTCCGAGCAAGCCGCTGCACGCGGTCTGGAGAACTTCGCCCAGATCACGAAGGCCCTTCGCTCCCGCCCAGCCACTGCCGGCGGCCTCGCTCGCGATGAAGTCTTCCGCATGGGCGGGAAGAACTATGGGGCAGACGCCCTACGTATCTTCGGTTTCCTCCCCTTCGAACGCGCGGCCCGTCGGCTCGAAGATCGCACCATGCAGAACGCATTCCGTGACTTCGACAACCTCTTGACAACGCCCGAAGGAGTGGATAAGCTTATCCAACTTTCCAAGGTGCCCGCCATCAGCGACAAGGCCCTTACAATTCTGTCTACCCTGGGCGGGACGGCCCCTGGTGTCGGTGCCGCTGTAAATACCCCGGGCGTTACCACCGAGTAATCCCCGGACGATTCAAGGAGTCTCCCCATGCCATTCAACGGCGCAGGCAACTTTGTCCCCCTCTCCCCCCCGCAATACCCAGCTGTTTCTGGGGATGTTATTAGGGCAGCATACTTCAATGCCGTTATCAATGATTTGATTGCCGGGCTAACAAACGGTATCACACGAGACGGGCAAAGTCCACCTACAAGTAATTTGCCGATGGCTGGCAAGCGCCATACAGGAATCAGTGACGCCACCGCCGCAGACCAGTACAGTAGCTACGGTCAGCTCCTTACCGCGGAAACGCTTGCAACTTTTCTCCAGGCCGGTGTAGGTGCTGTCGTCCGTTCGCTCAGAAGTAAGCTACGAGATGTAGTGAGTGTCAAAGATTTCGGTGCGGTTGGGGACGGAGTCTCAGATGATACTGTCTTTATACAGGCGGCTATTGACAGTTTTACCGCCGGGCGAGGTACTGTGTACTTCCCGCCCGGGACCTACAAGGTGACCTCCCAAATTACAGTTTCCAAAGATCGAGTACATCTTTTGGGCGCGGGATCTTGGGCAACGCAACTGCTGTTCCTGCCCACCGCTGCACAAACCTGCGTCAAGCTTAGCGCGGGTGCAGCCGTGCTCTACCAAGGCAGTGTGAAGGGCTTGGCGTTCTACAGCACCGATTCCACATGGGCCAAGGTTGCCATCGATATGGTGGACACATCAGGCTATCTGCTCGACGACATCGTGGTTGGTGGCTCTGTGGTTGCGGTTCCAGGTTCACTATTCTGGTCCGGCGGCGCTGGGTCAACTGGTCTGCTTTTGCGTGGTCGAGAGGCATGCAAGCTGAGTCGTCTATACATGTTTGCAGACAAGCCAATCCGCATCTCGGACAACCCTAACGACTCGATTGATATTGATCATTTCCACTTCGAAGACACGTACCTCGGCGCAGCCAACAACCCGTGCGTGACGATCGACAGTGGAGTGAACCTGACCAACGTCACGTTTGATGGCTACAATGCGTGGGTTTTGGGGACTGACGGTTTGTACTGGGTGGACACCACAACGGCACAAGTTTCTCAGACGTTGGTTCTACGAGGTATTCGGTTCGAGCAAGGCCAGAGCGCTGCATCGTGGTGTATCCGCATCGAGCACAACAGTCAACTGCAAGGCCTTTCGATCGAGGACTGTCAAGGCGGCTTCGAACGCAACGGCATCAAGTTGCGCAAATGCCTTGGCGTCTCGATGCGAAACAACCTCAACTCTGGGGGAGCTGGTCGCACCGTACTCGATGTCGATTCAACGGTCAACGGGCTTGATCTACACGAGTGCTTCTGGCAAGCAGCTTCTACTGCGAATATGACCGGGCAGGTGTTGGTGTGGGGCACACCCAATCCGACTTCTTCTGCACCCCTACCACCTACCGCGCGGTATCAATCGACGACGCTCGCCGACAAGCGAACACACACTGAAATGGCGAATGGCGGTTACATGGTCACTGTGGCGAACGGAGGTGTTATCGGTCTTGGGCCGAATACGACGGCGGGTATGCTGACGGTGATTGACTCCGAGTACCTATCAGCAATCTTCAATCTGCGTGGGACGTACCTCGCGGTAACGGAGGTGTCTGATCCAGTCGGTGTGTTCTCTGCCGTAGCCGGAACGGCTTCCATGACCAACGTGTACTGGTCGGCGGGCAACAGTCGATACGAGTTGCAGAACAACCGTGGTGCGTCTCGCAACTACCTGATCGTGCTCGACGGCACTTACACGAGCTTCTAATCATGGATCAGAGCATATTCAACATCGTGATTGGCATCGCTGGGATGCTTGGCGGCTGGTGGATGAAAGCCATGTGGGAGGCCGTGAAGGATCTCAAGACGGCTGATCAAGAGCTAGCGAATCAGGTGTCTGATCTCAAGGTGCTAGTGGCTGGTAACTACGTGCGTCGCGAGATGTTTGACCGCTTGTCTGACGCCATCTTTGTGAAGCTTGACCGCATCGAGAACAAGCTAGACCACAAGGCTGACAAACCGTAGGAGCTGCTATGCCGCCGTTTATCCTTGCGTTGCTGTCCCAGGGCCTCGGGCTGATCGGAAACGCCGCACTTGCCAAGGGCAAGGAGTGGGTGGAAGAAAAGACTGGGGTGAAGTTGCAACCCGACATGCCACCGGAAGATCTGGTTAAGCTCAAGCAGTACGAGTACGAGCACGAAGAAGAGCTGCAGAAGCTCAAGCAAGAGGACAGCCGCATTGACTTGGAAGGGTTCAAAGCGGAGGTGTCCGACAAGCAATCCGCTCGCGAGCGTGACACCGCGTTTATCAAGGCCGGGACCCACAACTACCGAGCAGACTTCATGTTCTTCCTGGCCGTCGCCTTGATAACGGTGATGATCTGGATTGTCTGGAAAGACCCGTCGATCAACGAGTATGCCAAGGGGATTTTCACCTTGGTGCTCGGCAGGTTCTTGGGGTATCTGGACAATATCTACAACTTCGAGTTCGGTACAACACGGGGCAGCCGCAATAAGGACGCCACCATCGACCAACTTACCAAAGGAGACCAGCCATGAGCATGGTTGATGCGCAATCTGCGTTTCTGCAGGACGCTTGCAAGCTAATTGCGCGGGCAACGGAGCTGGGGTTTGTCGTGACGTTGGGGGAAGCCTACCGCACGCTCGAACAGCAGCAAATCTATGTCAGGACAGGTCGCAGCAAGACAATGACCAGTCAGCACATGAGGCGGCTGGCCATTGACCTGAACTTCTTCCGGGACGGGAAGCTGGTGCAAACGCGGGCAGAGCTCAAGCCGCTGGGCGACTGGTGGGAAGCTCTACACCCGAAGAATCGCTGGGGTGGGAACTGGCGCGGGCTGGTGGACCAGGGCAAGTCACACTTCATCGACTGCCCGCATTTTGAAAGGCAAGTGTGAGGGATAACGGACTTTTGCAGGCCCTGATGATGGGCAAGGCGGGCTGGTGGTGACGAACCCCAGCCCGTTTGTTCTACGCCGATTCTGCGCGGAGGATGGTGCCGTTTTGGGCCGATGGCAATGCTGTCCCGGCTACCATCAGCATTTCGCCGCTGGACTGCAGCAATTTGATATACCCCGCCCGGACGCACCCTGCGATCACGTCATCAAAGTCCCGCATTGAAGGGAAGAA